GCTCTGAGGTGCCTTTCCAGATGTTTACTCCACCTTTGTATATTTCGCCCGTTTCGGTGTCTTGCGTTGGTACATGGTCATCATCGTACGTTAGCGTGATAAACCAGATACTTTCTTTGTTGTGTCCGTATGCTTCTAGCTCCATCCGCGTTGCCCAGTCTTTCCGTTTGCGCAGTCTGCACCCGGTACATTGTCCGCATGGTATCAACATCACATCTTTCCGGTACATTAAATTTTCATAGGTCATTTTGGTTTTGTGTATCTCGTTAAAAGAGGCGAGTGAGTATACTCGCCCACTCGCCTCTCTGTCATGAGGTACATAAAACCGGATTAGCGGTTTATTGCATCCCATTACTTTAGTTTATCCTTCCAAAATTCGACGTTTTTGTTCCCGATAAAGTCTCTTCCTGGTTTGTATTGGAGTTCATCTTTGGTCGGTTTTCTCCCAGCACCGCCGACGCCACTGTTTAGGTTGCTGAGGTCGTTGAAGACGTTTTTGAACGCGTTAAATGCTTTGTCTGCACTTGTGTGTTGCCAGCTTGTTGCGTCTCCGACGGCTTGTGCCGCGTTGTACCATGCCGATTCAGATTTGCTCCACGTGTTGTTGTGGTTTTGGCTTACCCCAAGAGCGCTTGCGCTTGCTGCGCTGCTGCTCGCGAGTCCCATGCTTGCGCCGCTGATAGTCCCCTGACTGCCGCCCGGTGTGCTTGCTCCACCTTGCTGGTATGCTAGTATAGGGTTGATGCCTGCTTTTCGCATGTCTTCTACAGCTCTTTGATAAGCTGTGTTACTCATTTGCTCTTGCCACGCTCGATTTTTTGCCGCTTCTGCGCTGTTGTAGCTCATCGCTGCATTGTTGCTTATCTGGTTATACACACCCTGTGTGATTGCTGCCATGGTGTTATATCCCATCTGCTCATACATGCTTCGGCGGTTAAATTTTTGCTGACTTTTCATGTTGTCCTGGATTGCTCCAAGCATACTATTCCAGTCCTGGAGATTCTGCTCTCGGTTTACTCCGCTCTCGCTTTTGCTCTGTCCGCCGCCCTCGCTGGCGCTCTCGTTGTGCTGCTGACTGCCGCCGCTGCTTTCGGTCATGTTGCCGCCTAAAAGCTTGTTTATGCCCCAACCTACGACTGTTGGTATTGCTTGTTTGAGCAATGGTAGTCCTATCGTTGTTAAGAGTCCCATAAAAATAAGCCCAGGGTTTTGCCCCGGGCTTTCCCCCTTTCGTGTTTAGTGATGGTCGACGAGTCCCGGAATGCTGTACATAGGCATAGGTCTGACGCTGGTGTTGTCAATGACCGTGTCCATGATAAACTGAGGTTCATTGTCCACTGCCAGAGTCCGCTGAATTTCGGAGTCTCCCTCTTTCATCCATGCTTGGCTGAGACTCGGCGTCTCTGTGTAGTTGTCGCCATAGTGCCAACTGTCCAGCGTCCCGGTTGCGTTGCTTCGGAATTTTCCGCTGATGCGGTTCGGTTTCATGCGGTACTCTGCCCACGCCTCTTGATAACCAAATGCCTGTTCATCAGTGCTTGTACCAGTGAGATACAGCTCCTTTTTAAGGATGGCCTGCTCGCCCAGATTTGCAAATACAGGATAATAGAAATCCAGATTTGTTTTTCTGGACCACATACGTTCGAGTCCCTGTTGATAGGTGTGGTCATGCCGGATACAACACACTCCGATAACATAACCGTGCTCCTCGAAACTCTTGGTGAACATACTGCCGTTGTACGGTGTAACGCTTACTGCTGCGGTGTTGCCCTGCGGGCTTTCTGCCGTCGTGCCGCTGGTCTGGATGACCTGACTCATGTTGATGGTGATACGCGTACCGCCCAGATACTCCGGGATTTGTACCGTTTTATCGCTGATTTTGGTGTGAAACAGCGAATAAATCATTTCGCGATAGCGAGAGCCGCCCCGTGCCAGCTGTTCATAGTACTTTTGCACCTGAAATGCCTGTCGTAGCTGGTTGATCGTGGTCGCCGATACGTTGCTGAGGTCTGCTCCCAGGAATCCCGTTGTAACGGGTTTGCCTGTTTCGTCCTCTGCGTTGGTTAGGTTGGTAGCGTTGCTGGATAATATCGGCGATTTTTCAAATTCTTCCTTAACTCCTCCTGCCATTTGACTCCATCTAGGCGCCAGGCTTGTTCCGTCGTACCATATCGGTTTTGTCAGGTTTACGTCGCTGTACAGTAGGACGTTTGCATTGTTGCTCATTGGAATGGTTACCGGCTCTCCTGCTTTCTGCGGCGAAGGCAGTGCGCTGGTGAAGTAGTCATGGTACTTGTTGACCGGTAACGGTCTGCCGCCTGTGTATGCGTTCTGGAGAATATACTCCAAGTCCGGTGTTGCTGCGTCCATGCCCTTTGTTTCATCGTCCGTGTAGTTTACGGTCGCGTCTGCATCGCTGTTGATGGCCGGATTGTCCACGTTTTGGTCTCGGAACCATTCCTGCCAAATCATAGCATACGCTCTCATTGGCAGCGCGTTGACAGTAAATGCGGTGTCTTCGCCCTTGCTCACCTTGGTCGGGATGCCCATGTAGTCCATGATGCTCCCCTCGTAAGGTGCCGGTTTTTCTGCCGTGCCGGTTACTTTGACCTGCGGAATGGTGTATTCTTGAGTCTGTGTCCACGGCCCCGTATCGTTTTCGCCCATGAATCGTTTGAAGTTTTTCCAGAGGATTCTGCACGGGACATTAAAATAATAAATGTCCATGTGACAGTTATCCATAACCGGAAAAATGGGCGTTGTCATGCGGATAATTGCTGCTTGGTCGATGCTAAACGTGTCGCCAGGAAGCACCTCATCCACATAAAAAGGGATAAGCTGTCCTGCGTTCAGCGTTAACTTGACGTCTTGCCGCCGCTTAAAGCGGCTTCGCGTGATGTCCAGGCGCGGCACCTGGTTGAATCCTGCGTCTTTGTTTCTGTTCACTCTTTAGCCTCCGCTGCTTCTGTTTCCTTCTTTGCTTCGGTTTCGGCTTTTTTTTCTTTGTAAATGCCCAGATTTTTGGCCCATTCGATGGTTCCGAAACTTGCGATGAATTTGTCCACGTCGTTGTCAAACTTGAGCTTGATGTCTTTCGGCACCTCGTCCCAGATTTGTTCCGCTCGCATCATGATGTTCTGGAGTTCGGCCAGATTCTGCGGTGCTTCGGTAAAGTCTTGGATGCCGCCGCCGATGTCTGGTTTGATACGTGCGGCAATGTCCGGGTCAATGCTTGCTCGCCGGATGATGTTTTCCAGCTTGGTTTCCTCGAGATAGCTGTCGATTTCGGCTTGCTGGTCAATGGTCTGGTCGAGTCTCAGCACCTTTTCGCCTTTTTCGTTGCGTTCCCAGAGGTACGTGCGCCTTACGCTTTCCCCGGCTTCGGTCGGCTTTGCTGTGGCGGTTTGCCGCCAGTTACTTACTGAGCGATACTCCATCGAAGATGTTCTCCTTTTCGTTCTCAAACAGGCCCGTTTTCTCGTCGAACTTTGCCAGTCTGACAAGCCGGTAATCGTTCGGAGTCTTGCTCATGATGTTCCGTTCATCAGTCAGCGCGATTTTGAAATTGCGTTCGGCTACTTTGTCGTCGCGCTCCGTGAAGATGGTGATGTAGCCCATCACACAGTTGTCGAAGATGCCGTATACGTTGGTGCTCATTTCTTTTCTCTCCAGTTCTTGATAATGTCGATGCCCATTGCGATGAGCGCGAAACTTGCGCTGCACATTGCAATGATGGTTGTTCCGATTCCCACTGCAATCATGGTGTTCACAGTCGGATGCCTCCTCGCATTGCTCCGCTCCCTAGGTTGATGGCTTTGGTCTTTCGTGCGGTCTTGTTGTAAATTTTTGCGTCTTTGGACTTGCGGACTTTACTCCTTTTTCCCATGGTTGATTTCCCTTCTGAGGATTTCCACCTCAATTTCCGTTGCTTTTGCTTTTTTACGGAATACCATGTCAAGGTAAAATTTTGCGTCGTCGTACTTTGCGGCCTGTCGTAGCAGCTTGTATGCGGCGTCGATTTCCTTGTAGGTTTGCGTCAGTTCCTTATGCTCATTTGCCCAAGAACTGTTATTCTCGTCAAACGCCTGCGCAAGCCCGCCCCAGCCGACGTACTTTGAAAGAACTGTCTGCTCCTCCGGAGTTGCAAGGCGGTTTTCACTTTCAATTGCTTTCAGAGTTCGGATAGCGGCGATGTTGGCGGCAAATTTGGCTTTCTGACCGCCCTCGCCAAGATGTTCGTCGGTAATGGTGAAATCGTGCTTTTCAACGGGTGCTTTAACCTGGACGGGACGTGCGGCAGGGGTAGGCTCTTTAACAGGTTTGGGGCTGTTTGCACTGTATTTAGCGAGAATTTTCTTTGCGCTCTCAATCTGTTGTGGGTCGTCTGAATTATCGACAGTCCATTGTGCGCTCCGGATACGGTTGTTTATGTCCCTTTGCGTAATGTACTTTTTCTGGGATATAAGCCTGTCGATACGGGCTGCGACTTCATTCCACTTCATCTTTACAGTAGCTTCACTGCCGCCGAAACCGCTTTTATTCAGAACGATACCTTTTGCGTCGTGCCATGTATCATATCCGGTGCGACCCGAGCCGCCTGTGCCGTATTCGTTTTTCAGAAAATCAGCCTTTTCCTTGCTGGAATGGGGCTGATTAAAATAGTTCTCAATCCGGAACTTGCCGCCTTGAACGCCGCTTCCGCTTAATATAAGCAGGTCTTTTTCCTCCTCCGAAATGAACATGACGGGAGAGAATTCAAAATTCTTTTCTGTTC